ACTAGGGACAACCAAGTTGTTCTTGAGGGTCTTTTAGAGATGTTCTTTATTCTTGATGAGCAGAATAAATGTTGGAATCACACTAGATGCGACAAAGAACTTGAACACTACAAACAGCAATTAACTATTGCTTCTAAGGCTGGAAAAGCATCAGCACTTAAACGAGCGATGAACAAGAATCCAACGAGCGTTGAACAGACGTTAAACGAGCGTTCAACTGAGGTTCAACCAACCAATAACCATGAACCAATAACCATTAACCAAGAACCAAAAGTAAAGCAACACAAAGGCTCACGCCTTCACCCAACTTTTACTATGCCTGATGAATGGGGTGAATTTTGCGAACAGGAAAGACCTGACTTAATTCCAAACAAAGTTTTCAATCAATTTAAAGATTATTGGATTTCACAGGCAGGTCAGAAGGGTGTGAAGTTGGATTGGTTTGCTACTTGGCGTAATTGGGTGAGAAGCACTAATGCACCAAAAATTAATCCTGCTGACATTGGCAGGATCACGGTTGCTTCAAAGAATGAGCCTAACCTTGCCTTACTGAAAATAGAGGAAGACGCAAAAAAAGCCGCACCTATCCCATTAGAAGTTTTGGCTAGGATGGCTCAAATAAGGCAAAAAGCATGAACTACTTTGAAGCTATGAGACTGCTAGACAGAGTAAAAGAGGGCGTTCCAATCCCCTTACGCCTCATTTGTGAAGCGTTAATCCTTACTGGTGACTTAGATGAGTAGGGTATATACCTATGGCATACAGTAGAAAAAATATATCTAATGAAGGAGACAGAGTCGTTCTTGAGAAAGCCGAAGCAAGGGAGATTTACCGAACTTGGCAATCAAACAGAGATAACGATTTTGTTCGTGCCAGGCTTGAGCGTTGCGAAAAGGTCTATGGATCAGGAGCAAGAGATCGAGTCAGGACCTATATGTCAAGAATGAAAGAAGGACAAATTGAATGAGTTGGCTTTATTCGCAGGCGCTGGTGGAGGAATACTTGGGGGACAACTTCTCGGATGGAGAACAGTCTGTGCCGTTGAATGGGAGCCATACGCAGCTTGCGTACTTGCCGCCAGACAAAATGACGGCCTTCTCCCGTGTTTCCCGATTTGGGATGACGTTCAAACCTTTGACGGCAGACCTTGGAGAGGAGTTGCTCAAGTCATTTCGGGAGGATTTCCTTGTCAAGACATTTCCATTGCAGGAAAAGGAGATGGACTTGACGGAGAACGATCAGGAATGTGGAAACAAATGGCGAGGATCATTTGCGAAGTGGGACCAGAGTACGTCTATGTGGAGAACTCACCAATGCTCGTTTCTAGGGGACTTGGAGCCGTTCTCGGAGACTTATCCTCAATGGGGTTTGATGCGAAATGGGGAATTGTGGGAGCAAAAGACGTTGGTGCAAACCACCAAAGGGACAGAATCTGGATTGTGGCTCACTCCAACAGTAATGGATGGACTACCCGCAAGAAATCCAGAAGCCTTGGAACGACAGTATCAGAACAACAGGAAGGGCAGGACAACTCACTCCACTCTGAGGGAGCAGGTAGTCTACCCGCCACCAAAGGAGATGTTTCCGACTCCATGCTCAACAGACTACAAGGGATCGGGTCAGGCAGGACAACTGAGAGACAGATTGGACTACGCTGCCGAAAGGGGAGCAACGAAGAACAAAACATTTATGGAGCCGACAGAACTTGGTGGTCAGTTGAACCCGACTTGGGTAGAGTGGCTAATGGGGTGGACGCTAGGGTGGACAGACTTAAAGCCATTGGTAATGGACAAGTCCCACTCTGTGCCGCAACTGCATGGGGACTCTTGAAATGAGAAGAGCCGCCAGAGTTGATGCCAACCAAGAACAAATCGTATCCGCATTGAGGGCTGCTGGCGCTTACGTGTGGATTATTGGACTGCCAGTAGATTTATTGGTTGGATATAAGGGTCACACCTTTTTGGTTGAGATCAAGACAAACTCTAAAAAGAAGTTTACTAAACTACAAACAGACTTTTTTGAGAATTGGGCTGGTGGTACGTTGGCAAGGATTGACAACCCAGAAGCCGCATTGAGAATGATTGCAACATTAGGGTAAGTCCCTATTCAAAATATTCCACAAAAGGAATAACATTTAATTTTTAACAGGAGTAAATTATGAACACATGGGAATTTGACACAACAGTAGGTGCAGGTAGCGAAGTCGTAACAGTTGTTTACGAATACGAGCAAGACCAAGACTCAACCTACAACGAATCCATTAGAGAGATTTGGTTTGAAGGCCGTGATGTCATTGGACTTCTTTCTGATGAGCAATTCAAAGAGCTAGAGATGGAAGGAGCCATGCGCTTCCAGTATCACAAGCTTAATTACAAAACAGAAGACGTATGACTAAACAAAAAAAAGAGCTTTTAATTGGTTGTGGATCTAACCACACCAAAAAGATGGCAACAGATAGAACAACTGGTTTTGATAACTTAACCACCTTGGACTACAACGCTGACCACAATCCTACTGTGGTCTGGGACTTGATGGTTCTGCCATTGCCATTTCCCGACAACGAGTTTGATGAAATCCATGCTTATCAAGTGCTAGAGCATCTTGGGCAGCAAGGTGACTACAAACTATTCTTTGCTCAGTTCTCAGAGTTCTGGCGACTTCTCAAGCCAAATGGTCATTTCCTTGCGACTTGTCCATCCAGAAGTTCAGTCTGGGCTTATGGTGATCCAAGCCATACACGAATCATGCAGCTTGAGCAGTTGGTGTTCTTGTCCCAAGATGAGTACAAGAGGCAGGTAGGCAGAACGCCCATGTCCGACTTCAGGAATATCTACAAAGCAGACTTTAAAATTGTCTTCCAAGAAGAGGATGATGACATCAGGTTTGTACTAAAAGCCATAAAGAATTGATTCTGTAGCATATAATTCAAGCCATGAAACAACGTGGCGGCTCAAGAAAGGGCGCTGGTCGCAAGAAGATCAGCGAACAAGGTAGGACTATCCGAGCAAGGGTAGCGCCTATCCATGAGCAAGCATTGACCTTGGCAGGAAATGGTTCCTTGTCCGAAGGAATAAGACGTTTAGCAGAGAAGCATTGGAGATTAATTCATGGAGAGCAGCCCCGACAAAGCAATTCAGTATTTGATCGACACCGCACCCTTGTACGCCCAAGCGAAGTCCGAGCGCCTGTACTTGGAGGAGTTCCGAAAGTCCAAGAAGGCTCACCTGATGAGCCAGGCAGGGACGGAAGTTCTGGGTAAGCAAGAAACCTTTGCCTATGCCCATGCTGAATACATCGAAGTGCTGGAAGGCATAAGAGCTGCAGTAGAAAAGGAAGAGAAGTATCGGTGGTTGATGACTGCTGCCCAAGCAAGGATAGAAGTCTGGAGAACCAACCAGTACTCAGCCAGAATGGAAATCAGGGCAACCCAATGAACAACAAGCTGAACGCAAAGGAAAGACTGCACTTGGCCTTAGTCAAGTCACTTCCCTGTTCAGTATGCGATGCGTCAGGACCATCAGAAGCTCACCACTACAAGCAGGGTCTTCAGTACACCTGCATAGCCCTATGTAAAGACTGCCACACAAATCCAACCCTAGGATGGCATGGTCAGAGACGTATGTGGCACATAAAAAAGATGGATCAGGTTGATGCCCTCAACGTCACAATAATGAGACTTTTGTCTGCCAGGTCTGAAAATAAAAGTGCTTTCTAATTTCCAAACTTTCAAAAACTTTGAACTTTCAAAAATTGGTTAACTTTACTTCTAAAAAAGTAAATGCCACTTTTTTTCTAAATGGTCCTGTTTAGTGGTTTACCCTTAGTTTTTTGTTAGTTAGCACTCACTTACACAATCAATGTCAGTTGGCACTCACTAACTTAGGAACAAAAACTGGTGCGTGAGTCATGGCCCAGATAGTCGCTAAAATCGATTTTAAGGCCTTTTTTAGCCTACTTTTTACATTCTTAATGGTAGGTATGCATCAACTACAAAAAATTGCTTAGATCATCGATCCCATGAAGTAAGCACTTACTTACAAAACGCTTTCAAAAAAACCCTGATTTTTACGTCAGGGACTTTTTAGAAGTGCTTAGAAATTGTCAGCCAGCAGCCAACATTCGCTTGCATATTGATAAAAACTGCATGAATTATCAAAAGGCTTTATTAAAAGACCAAGCTCACCAGAGGCGGGATAAATAAAAGTTTCTATTACCTCGCCAAGCTTTGCGGGATTGCAATCGTAAGCAATAACTGATCCGATTTTCATAATGTCACCTCATCATCGTAAGTTTTAATCATTAACTCGGTTTCTATGTAATGGCGAAAAAGTGTGTGGATTGTGTCTTCTACTTCGCCACAAAAAAATAAACCTGCAGTGTCTCCAGTTTTTACACCGAGGGCATCTTGAATATGTCGGCAGCCTTCATGCAATGCATTTTCTGCTAACTCTTTAATTTGCTGATGTGTCATTTTCATTATTTGACCTCTTTAAATAATTCATTAACTTTATTGAGCATTTCATCCCATGAATCAGTCTCTAAAAGATAAATAATATCTTCATTATTTTCTCCATCATTTGGCTGAAGTGTCAGATTAAATTGCCTTCCTGCACACTCTCTTCGATTCTCGTCTGCATAATCAATCCACAAAGTAATGTAATCAGTCTCTGTATATTTGCGCTCAAATTTTGGGCAAACATCGTTATGCCATGACATATCAACAAAACCATCAGGCAATGCTGGAATATCAAAATCAAAATAACGAAATTCTGTTCTGTAATTAAATCTCATTTGTCCACCTCATCACATAAACCCAAATCTTCACGAATAACTGCCATTGCTAAGCAAATATCCTCCCAAATTTCGTCAAATTGTTCATCTCCCTCTGGGATTAAATCCTCTCTGTAGGCGTGTAAAGCCTCCCAGACGATCTCAAGCTGCTTTTCTATGTCGTGCATGATTAAGCCTCCTCTGTGTGTTCTTTGACCATGTGTTCAGCAATCTCGTACCAATTCACATTTTCAATAAAAGCTAAAGCGTAATCCTCCATTAAGCTGCTGCGACCTCGCTCATCATATCGGCAACCAGAAAATATAATTTCAACTGCATATTCTCGGAGATAGTCTTTGAGTTCATAAGGATCTACCTCAACAGTATTTAAATCCTCAAGAGTTACGCCATCAAAGATTTCGAGATTAATTCTCCAAGTCTCGTAGTTTGACCAGCCGTTGTATGTTTTATCTATCATTGTGTGCTTTCAAAAATATTAAAAAATGATGTCCAAAGATTCAATGAACTGCGAATCGTCTGTGTACCAACCAAGAATGGCCTTCTTGCCCTTTGTAGGTACGTGGCAGCCATCAAGGTCAGTTATCACGAAATAACCTGCTACAAGCCGTCCCAGAGGGTGTTCTAAGTACAAGCCTTCACATCCTCCTCCAGTAGAAATGGTTTCGAGCTTCATTTGACCTCCTCTTCTATTTCCATCCACTTTTCAATGATCTCTGTGCTATTACAAAGTAAAGCAATAACAGAAGAAACAATCTTTTCTCCATGATATTTATTAAAGTCTTCGCTCTTAATAAATGCTTTGAGTGCAATTAATACGCCAAAAACATCATCAATTTGATTTACGCCTTCGTATACCATCCATTCATTGATAATCTTTGGATGTCTTTTATCTTTTGCTTTTGATTTAATCATGATGTACGCCTTTTAAAATGTTATTTAGTGAGAATATCAAACCATTCAAGCAAACCAATGCAAAGGGCTAAACCTAATCCAATGGCTGCAAAAATATCATAAATAGATTCTTTAGACAGTTTCATATTTGACCTCTTTTAATTCATTAACTCTGCGTTCATATTCTTCTTGGTCAATATGTCCTTGCATTAACTTCTTATCAAGAACATTCATTCTCTTTTCAAGGAATATTTCAAACTCAGCTTCATCGAATATTTCAATATCAAGAAAAGCTGCAACCCTTGCTAATAAAGCACCAAATGAAGAAACAATGATTTTCTTGTTGTTGCTATCTGCGAGGATATAAGCCTCACCTAAAGCTCTAGCAAATGAGCCGTGAATGCCATTAATCATTGACGAGATAATTACGTCTAACTGATCTTCTTTGAATCTGTATGTAGTCATGATTTACTTTCCAACATTAGAGCAAAAGCCGACAAGGTGAGCCTTTAACCGAGCTTCTGGTGTGCAGAACATAGGGAGACGCTCAGAGATGAGCTTGCGATCTCTAACTGTCCAAATGAGATAGTCTTCGCCATCTACTGTTAGACAGACACCATAAGAGGATGCAGCCACAGAGCGAGAGAGTTGAGTAAGAGCTTGAGAGTTCATTGTGTGTACGCCTATTGAGAGTTGATGAAAGACAGGGCATTTTCTGACCCTCTCACATATATAGCATAAGAGAATCGTGCCAATAGGTAAAAAAGCCTTTAAAAACAACGCTAGGTGTTTACCCTATAAGTAGTTACCCTTAGAACCTGAGTATTCATTTGATTCTGTAGCTACAAAAGGAAAAAGAAAAGAAGGGTAAACCCATTACAAGGGATCTTGATTAGATAGGGGATATACAAGGGGATTACATAGGGATGGTAAGGGTTAGGGCATTAGGTTAGATACTCATTAGAAACCTATGGAGAAACTCTACAGAGACTGATCTATTGATACTCTTTGCGCATCTGAGACAAACTATGCAAAAAATGCATAACCTCAGGACCAAGGGTTTACCCTATCAGGGTTTACCCCAGGAGCTGGATAGGCATACAGTACTGGACCGACATACAGTAGGGTTTACCCTTAAGGGTTTCTACGTAAGGGTAGGGTTTACCAGTAAGGGTTTACCCCCCCTTGAGCTAAATGGCGGGGGCGCTGTAGCAGGGGACATAAACACACATCAACATACCCTTTAATCTATAGACCCCCTACCCCCTCCCCCCAACTACAAAAGAACCCTCCAAAAAAATTTTTTATAGTTTAGAATTTGTAGACATTAAATCAAGGAGAGATAAATGGCAGGATTCCCTATGCGTAGAGCGTTGGAGAGGAAGATAGAAGAGCTTGGAGGGATAGAGTTCGTGACGGCACATATTAGCCAAGGAATGACCATAGGACGCTTGGCTGAGTTCATAGAGTGTTCTAGGCCAATGCTTTCTTTCTGGATAAACCATACTGATGAGCGTAGAGATGCGGTACTTGCTGCCCGTAAGCTAAAGGCTGAGAAACTGGCTGAAGAGGCTTTGGACATTGCTGACCAAGCAGATGAGACAAGCAATAGTGGAGTTAACAAAGCCAGACTCCAAGTCGATACCCGTAAGTGGATGGCCTCTAAGCTTGATCCTGAGAACTATGGAGATACTGCCAAAACCCAAGTTAATATCTCTTTGGGTGATCTACACCTCCAAGCTTTAAAACATATGGGTAAGGCTGATGTTGTCGTAGAGACATTGGAAAACAATGGCACATAACCCGTTTATCCAGTTCATTACCCTATACAGAAAAGACCCTGTTCTATTCGTTAAAGAGGTTCTGGGAGTAGAGCCTGATGATTGGCAACAAGACTTTCTGAACGCTGTAGCTACTGGTGAGCGAAAGATATCCATTCGTTCTGGTCACGGGGTTGGTAAGTCAACTACCGCTTCTTGGGCAATGCTTTGGTTCCTGTTGACCAGGTATCCTGTGAAGGTGGTGGTGACTGCCCCTACTTCTGCCCAACTTTATGACGCTTTGTTTGCCGAGCTAAAGAGGTGGGTCAAAGAACTACCCCAACCTATCCAAGACTTACTCGATGTCAAACAAGAAAGAATTGAGCTAAAGGCTTCCGCTACCGAGGCTTTTATCTCTG